TAAGGGAGCATAAGCCTTGAGAAAATCAATGTACTTATCCATTCCAAATTCCACATCGAAACTCCCGACAGAACCGACAATGAACATCAGAATAAGTAACGTGATTGTCGTATTCTTTGCGATATTCTTTTTCATAAAAATCCTCACAGTTTTATATTCTTGGAAAGAGCCATCCATGTTGCAATCGCACCCCCAAGACCGCCAAAAAGACTTACGAATGCAACAATTCGTTTCCAGGAGTGTGACCGATGATTTGCCCTGCGCTCTTTGTCCACAACATAAGGGCATCCGATCAATCTTCCTGTTGTCTTATATTCATTGAAGTCTTTTGCAAGTGCCATCACCATCGTATGCGTTTCTTCTGTCTTGTGCGAAAGACCATTGTTCAACGTATGGTTCATCCCTTCCACTTTTTCTGACAATTCGATAAGTTTTGTCAAGATTAGGGAATTTTGCTCTTTCATCGTTTCAGCCATAAAAATACCCGATCAAATAATAATATAGGCGAATCCGATACCCAAAATATCGGACACTAAATCCCACAATGAATCAAAAGTGAAACCACGTTGACTGATATCGATAATCTCCTTTACCACACCACAGGCCAAAGCGAAAATTATTGCATGGATAACAGAAATTCCACACCACCGGAAAAATATGATCGCAAGGGAGGCTATAAAATAAGAGGCTAAAAAATGAAGTAATTTATCAATCGATATCACTTTCATTATCTCCACTCATGCACAATGCGGTCAGGTCTCACAGCATGCGCCTGTACTCACGGATGACCCGTCGTGCTTCCTCACGCTTCGCATACTCGGCGGGGTATTCTTCAAGCATCGAAAGCCCAAGCTCGGCGCACTTGACGACCATGTAGTCGGTGTTTTGCAAGTACGCTTGCGCAACCTCGGCATCCGCTTTAGCTTTCACCATCGCCTCCCGAGCTGTGAGCAACGAAAACAGCTCGCCGTGATGCTCGGTGAAGAACTCCAGCGCTTCCTGCTCCGATGCAAAGCTCATCGGCTCTGTGACGACTGTTTCACAACGGTACTCGGTGCGCTGGCCATCCTCCGCATCGATGGAAATTGGGGTGTGATGGTCGTGCAGGTATGCCCGATACAAACCTGCCACCACTTCGAGAACCTCGACCCGCTTGTCATGCGGCATGGTGTTTTTCATACTCGCTTACCATCCTTTTCAGCCTAAAGCTGCGTATTATTTGCTCTATCTCGCACAGGAACATCCTTGAATCCGTATGCAATACAAATCCCCTGCGGGACAGCAATGACCTTGCCTGAACGATGGATGCTCCCGATTTTTTCCTTATTCTTGATACAAGACGTCTGATTGAAAGATATGTTCTCTTGCGAAGCTCTTGGAATCCATCGCGATAGGTGCGTATTCCTATGTAATCAACAAACTTTGCACTTGCCCACCGGAATATCCTGACAGCTCCCTGCCCGACCTCTTTGATGCGAAGACCGAGTTTATGTAGTGAAACTCGGATTGCTTTTACCACTAGTATGGCAGCATGTTTTGTTTTCACCCCGAAGAACAAATCATCAACATAACGCAGATAATGTCTTACACCGAGCGTATGCTTGATGTAGTGGTCGAACTCGCATAGGTAGAAATTTGCCAACCATTGCGATAGGTAATATCCGAGCGGAAGCCCTTCATCATGCTGGTCCACTATCAGGCGAATGATATGCAAGACCTTTTTATCACGAATATGCTTGGATAACATGCCCATTAAGATTTCGTGGTTTATATTTGCGTAGAAATGTCGAATGTCTGCTTTCACAATCCACCGCGTTTCTGTCTTGTGGCACTTCGCCCAATGGCACATAGTCGTATGGGCTAGAGACGGACCTCTGCCGGGGATTGCTGCCACTGTGTGATGGATGAACGACTTACTCATGTATGGTTCAAGTTGCAGCATGATCATCCAATGCACGATCTGGTCGCGGAAGTCGGGCATCACGATGGTACGCCATTTCGCGCACTTGCAATCAAAAATCTGCCGCGACACAATAGGCTTTGGACAATATGTACCGTTATGGATATCGTCTACCAGGTTGTGCAATAAACATTCGTTAGACAGGTATCGTTGCACGCTTTCACGACTTCTCTTCTTATCGCTCGCTCTCCATGCTGCAATTTTTGCCTGCTCGAACGTAAACATGGTGTCGAACGAAACCTCTTTCCAAGTTTTCAATGCAGAACTCCTTCATCTTTCACACTCCGCGACGTTCGCACTGTTTCAGCTACCAGCCGCGCTGCTGTTGTGTGATTTCGCCTTTCGGCAGGGTTGTGGCGGCTCCATAAGAAAAATGAAGATGTCGGAACGCGCCCCGATGTTGATGTTCGTCTCAGAGGGAGTATTGTTACCATTCCAGTAGAACGGAGATACGTTCGTACCGTTGTTCCAGTTACCACCCACTTGCACAGCGCGTTGCCACCGCAACCCCTTCGTTTGTTATATCAAAAACCCGCACTACAACCAAAACCATCCCGGGGGATACCCCCGGACCCCCTAAGCAGCCACCATTTCGATGACGGAACGCGCCCCGAAGTTGAAGGCCGCCCCAGAGGGAGCATTGCGACCAGTCCAGAAGAACGGAGAAACGGCCGANNGATGACGGAACGCGCCCCGATGCTGATGCCCGCCTCAGAGGGAGTATAGTAACCATACCAGAAGAACGGAGAAACGCTCGTACCGAGGTACCAGCGACCACCCACTAGCACAGCTCTAACGCCAGTACGATAATCGACACCGAAATAGTATAAATATGCCGCATACCAAGTATTCGCACCGACACCCGTTCCGCCGGTCGTTTTCGGCAAAGACACTTGTCCGCTTGGATATGAGAGGATTTGCCGTTCCTTTTGATACCCATTCGCAATATTCGGCTCCCATCCGGTATCAAGCCAGTGAGGCTTGCCAACGGGTGAAAATTCATCGTGTTCGTCACGGTTGAACGAAATGTAAAATTTCCCTTCGACACGAAGAACTCCAGCCAGCCATTGCCACACGTTTCCCCACAAATCCCAGATGCCGCGGTAGCAGACATGCGACCGTGCGGCTGAATCGAACTGCGTGATATAGCCAGATTCTCCATACAAGGCATCGATTTGGTCGGCAGGGACGGGTTGCCCCCATGACACGATGGTAGTTGTCCCAGCGGTTGAATTAAACGCCGCGCCATCTAGCGTCACGGTTTTGTTGTTTGCATCGTAGGACTCAATGCTCTGTATGACCCTGTTCGCCGCCACATTGTTGTTCGTGTACGCCGTCCCCACTTGCATAGTCATGCCGACGCGCATGTTTGTAGCACCAGCGTTCGCAATGATGATGCTGTTCGCGGCAGTCTGTGACACGGTGCATTTGAACTCGTTGCCGCTTCCGTATGGCATGGAAGCTTGGATACCGACACCGATGGTTGTCTTGACATCCATCGAGCCCGTTTCGACAGCCATTAAAATCGTGAGCATCGTCCATGTCGCCCCATCGTATAGCCGCCATTTTCCGGTAGCACTTTTAGCACGAATATCTGTCGTAAAGCTGACCATGGTTTTGTTCGTTGTCGGAGCAACGGCAGGTTTTGTGACCAAGGTTCCTGATGTACCAAGCGGTACACGACCAACGAAGATGCCTGCAAGCTCCTTGCCGTCAGCACCGATGAACCCTGTCGGGAACAAGCCGGGGAGTCGCACGTTCGACACCTCGAAGTGCAAACAAGCCTTGCCACCAACAGTCTTTGCCGTCATGGCCGTGTAACACCGTGGAATGAACTCCATCCACTCGCCATCGGTCGTGGCATACGTCGGGTCGCCTTGCCATGCCCGAACAACCCCATCGCTGTCCAAGATGCAATTTTTGAACCCAGCCCACGGATGCTCAAGCGAGAAGTCGCTGACAATGCCAGCGGTGTACGAACCAGCATGGGAGCGGAACACCTTCCCGACTGCATCGCCGGTGCGCTGGAACGTGCCGTCATCGAAGAAATAGAGGCCAAAACGTTTTGCAGATGAGTTTTCCAAAGTCTGTATTCTCGTTTCATGGTCAACAAGATTCTCATCAGTCCAGCCTGTGCCTTTGATTGCGTCCTGAGCATCTTTCAACACTTTTCCTTGATTCGCCGAAAGTGGTGCGGTTGTGGAAGTTGAATTAAGTGCATCAACTATGTTCGCTTGTTTCAAGATGGTGGCGTCAGCATCCTCGTAATCGCTGTCTTTGTGTCCCGAATCAGTAAGATTCCCGTTCACATCGAGGCCAGCAAAATTTCCGTTTGTCGCGCCGGA